CTGTCCCTACTGATGCATTATCACTCTGTACAGCTAACTTACCAGAGCCCACTATCGGGCCTAACTCAGATATTAAACCTGATGAAGTATTCGCACCAATCCTTTATACAGGTAATGGCACAAGCCAGAGCATTAGCACTTTAGAGTTTCAGCCAGACTTCACATGGATTAAGGACAGAGATACTGCTTACAACCACATGCTGTTTGATGCCTTGCGCGGTGCGACTAAATATCTAAACAGTAATACAATAAACGCTGAAGCAACAGATGCGCAGTCATTGTCTAGCTTTAACTCTAATGGATTTTCTGTTGGCAACAACGCAGCAGTAAATGCTAATGCTGAAGACTACGTTGCTTGGAACTGGAAGGCCAACGGCTCTGGTGTAACTAACACTGACGGTTCTGTAACCGCTACGGTATCAGTTAATCAGGATGCCGGAATTAGTATTGCGACATTCAATGCTGGCACAGGTACAACGGATAGAACATTTGGTCATGGGCTTGGGGTAACTCCTGCTTGCGTTCTTATGAAGGCGCGAACTACTGCGGCAACGGACTGGTGGGTTTGGCATAAAGATTTTTCAAACATAAACGGTTATCTATATTTACAACTAAATTCTTCAGAACGTGGCCCAGACGCAAGTTTATGGGGTAACTCTGGCTTTACTTCTACAACGTGTGGCTTTAGAAGCAATTACACATTTGTAGTTTCTGACGATATTGTTGCATATTCTTTTGCAGAAATAGAATCTTTCAGTTCCTTTGGAAAATACACCGGGAACGGCTCGGATGATGGTAGTTTTATTTACACCGGTTTTAGACCTGCTTTTGTTATCGTTAAAAGCCTAACAACCGCGTATAGCTGGATGATGCACGACAGTGTAAGAAGCCCCGGCAATATGTCTGACGAATGGTTCTACGCGAATTATCCTAATGCTGAAGAAACAGGGGCTACTATAGGTTTAGATTTACTGTCTAACGGCTTCAAAATAAGAACTACAAATGTAAACTATAACGATTCAGGACAAACTTTTATCTACATGGCATTCGCAGAAAACCCATTCAAATACAGTAACGCACGATAGGTAACTAAAATGAAATACTACAACACAGCAACATCCACAGTGGTTAGCGAGAGACAAGTTCTCAGAGATAACCCCAACACATCATTTGCGTTACCTCTCAGTGACGCAACATTAGAAACACTTGGCCTTGTGAATCTGCTTGACGACACCAAGCCAACCTATGACGCAGCTACCGAAAAGGTTATTGAAGGTGTCATAGAAGTACGTGAAGGTGTGGCTTACCAGACTTACAGCGTGATAGATAAGCCAGCCGAAGCTATAGCTAACGAACTGGCTAACAAGAAAGCTAACGTACGAATCCAGCGCAATGACAAGTTGTCTAAAACAGACTGGGCGGTTCTTCCTGATAGCCCACTGTCAACTGATGACAAGACTGTCTACGAGAACTATAGGAATGCTCTACGCGATGTACCTGCACAGGCTGGCTTCCCCGATAACGCATTGCCAGAAAGCCCTGACGAGTCACCATACGACTCTTGGACATACGACAGCACAGCATTTGTCTGGAATGCCCCACTGCCTAAACCTGAAGGTGAAGCTACGTGGGATGAAGATGCGTATCAAGCAGACAACACTACAGGCTGGATAACTATAGGTTAGAAAAATGATAGAGGTCATGGCGGCAGTTAGCCTTGCAAACAGTGCCTTCAATGCCCTCAAGTCAGGATTGGAAAAAGGCAAAGAACTGCAAGACATGGGCGAGACTCTTGGCAAGTTCTGGGATGCCAATGAAACTATCTCGCAGGCTGGCATTGAGAATGAGACAGCCACCTACGCCAAAAAGCTGTTGCAGGGCAAAAGCATCGAATCACAGGCGCTAGAAATAACCATAGCAAAGACCAAAGCAAGGGAGATGGAGAACGAGCTGCGTGAATTCTTGATTTACTCCGGGCAAGGTGATTTCTACCGCGAGATGCTACGCGAAAGGCGGGCTATCAAGAACCAGCGTCTTCGGGAGAAAAGGGCGCAGGAACTAGCCAAAAAAGATGCGATGGACTTGGCTCTTATTGTTTTCCTTTTTGGTCTAGGTGGGGGTGTACTAGCCGCTATCGTTGCTTTAATAGCAGAAGCCCAATAATATAAGCATGTATAACTTTAAGTCGTAGAAGGAAGTAGTTATGGATTTTCAAGTGTTATTTAACGTCGCTTTGTCGGTTGTAATGATGTTATCCGGTTGGATGATCCGATCAGTCTACGACGCAATTAATAAGTTGAGGAACGATCAAGTACAGTTAGAGAGGTTACTGTATGCGGATTTCGTTAAAAAAGACGATTATCGAGAAGATATACGGGAAATTAAGTCAATGCTTTCGGGCATCTTTAATAAGCTGGATAACAAAGAGGATAAAAAGTAATGGAAAAGGTAAAAGCAAAGGTAGTGGAAGGTTTGGAGAAAGTCGGCAAGATTGTACACGGGGATTGCGACTCCTGTCTGGGTGTGAAAACAATCGTAGTAGCCGTCCTGATGTTACTCATTATAGTAGGGTAAGTTGTCCGTGGTACAGAGATAAGTGGGATTGGTGATGAAATTTCTAAAGATTAAGAATCTAGTTGGCGCGGTTGCGCCTACACTTGGTGCCGCAATGGGTGGGCCTCTAGGTGGTGCCGCTGGGAAAATAATTGCTGGTGTTTTAGGTTGCGAACCTTCCGCTGGGTCTATTGAAAAGGCTATGCAGGAAGTAACGCCAGACCAACTAGCTGAGATTAAACGCCAAGAGCTTGAATTCGAAGCTCAAATGAAAGAAATGGATGTAGATTTGTTTGCCCTACAGACCGCTGATATTCAGGATGCACGTAAATATTTTGCTAAAGACTGGACACCACGAATAATTGCAGTGACTTTAGTTGCTGGGTTCCTAGGTTATATATTTATGATTACTGTAGCAGACCCAGAAGAGAATCCTTTAGAAATCATAAACTTAGTGCTTGGTTGGTTAGGTGGTACTACAAGTGCAATCATAAGTTTCTATTTCGGTGCATCCAATACTAAGGACGATAAATGAGTAAATTAATTGAAATGCTCCGAAGACATGAAGGAGTAGAGACACACGTTTACCTAGATACTGAAAATCTTGAGACTATTGGCGTAGGTAGAAACATTTCAAAAACAGGTTTAGGTTTGTCGGATGATGAGGTAAACTACCTTTTGCAGAATGATATTTCCCGCGTAATCAACGAGTTAAGCGGTGCTTTTCCTTGGTTTTCTGGGCTAAACGAAGCCCGTAAAGATGCCATGATTTCGTTAGGATTCAACCTAGGTTTACCAAGGTTGCTTAAATTTAAAAACGCTTTAGAATCAATGAGTTCTGGCGATTTTGAATCTGCATCTGAGCATTTTTTAGACAGCAGGTGGGCAACGCAAGTAAAAAATAGGGCTATTGAATTGACTGACATGATTAGGTCTGGGGAATATGCCGATACAAAAAATTCAATTTAAGCCCGGTGTAGATAGAGAAACTACTCGCTACAACGCCGAAGGCACATGGTACGAGACAGATAAAGTCCGTTTCCGCCGTGGTATGCCCCAGAAGATTGGTGGTTGGGAGCGTATCTCCTCAGACACGTTTTTGGGTGTGTGTCGGTCTATGTTCAACTGGGTTACTCTAGGTGGACAAAACTTAGTATCAGTCGGTACTAACATCAAATACTATATCGAACGTGGTGGAGCTTATTACGACTCTACCCCCTACCGCCTTATTTCCGGTGCCGGAGATGCCACATTTGCTGCTGTTGATGGCGATGCTACCATTACCGTAACTGAAGCAGACCACGGAACTGCGGTAGGTAGCTACGTAACTTTTTCCGGTGCGGTTAGTCTAGGTGGCAACATTACTGCCGATGTACTTAATCAAAACTACATAGTAGCTAGTGTAGTGGATTCAGCCAATTTTACGATAGAAGCGGTCGATACTTCTGGTGTAACGGTGTTGGCTAATGCTTCTGACACTGGTAACGGTGGTGCTTCTACTGTAGCTTCTTACGAAATAGTCCCCGGAGCGGAGTATGCAGTACCTTTTTCCGGTTGGGGTGCGGGTACATGGGGGTCTAACACATGGGGTGTAGGGGCTACCACTACTGCAAATATACGTCTTTGGAGTCAAGCTAACTTTGGGGAAGACCTTATTTTAGCTGACCGTGGCGGGAGTATTTATATTTGGGATGCTAGTGCTGGCGCTGAGGAAGGTAACAGAGCAACACTTTTAACCTCAGCAATAGGTCAATCTGGTGTACCGACCATAGTAAATTACACTACCGTATCTGATATATTCCGTTTTGTATTTTGTTTTGGTTGCAATCCGGTAGGCTCTAGTGTCCTTGATCCTATGCTTATACGTTGG